CCCCGCTTTAAAAAGTGAATTCGTTACTCCATAAGGACTTTCGTTAAAAGACAACAAAAATAATCCATTATATGAGTAAGGAACTTCAAATTCCAAATTGGGGTTCAGGCTAATTCCTGTGGTAATGGTTCCTTCAAGCTGGTAAATAGGAAAGTCTGTACTTTCCGCCAACGAGGATCTCAAATAACCAAGGGAAGGATGGGCCCAAGCCCTAGCCATAAATCCGCTCTGCGTACTGTTACTATATTGCGCAATATATCTAGTTCCACCTTTCATACCGAGATAGGCAAATCGCAGATATCCAAACAAAGTAGGATATCCGTCAACCGTATCTCCAAAATTAGGATTAGGAAAAGGATACATAGGCATAGTGCTAGTAGCTAAGCGGGCCGCTGAAGTTGTTGATACTGTGTCCCAGAATACAGTATTGTACCTCTTCAGCAAGGTACGAAAGGAAATAGGTTCCTCTCCAAACATCAATTGAGATGCTGGGTCACCAGGACATGTTTCTTCATTAATTTCGATACATGTAACTGATGTAAAAGTTCCTGATTGATTAAAAAATCTCTCAAGAGGTAAGTTGTCGGACGTAGGTCCTTGGACTCTCAAATTGGCACACTTAGTCAAGACATGCACCGATATTGTAGCTAAATCTGGGGATTGTAGCTCTGTAATTGGGGCAACCAAAAGCACACCATTACAAGAGTCTGGTATAGCAAGACTTCTTAGTGAGATTATATCACCAGGAGGTGAAACATCTAGCCAAAAATTATCGCGTGACCATTTGATACAAATGTCTATAGAACTGTCCGTGGAAAGATCAAGTACTGCAATTGGATTCCTATTCGTGCCCAAGTTAGCAATAATATTACTAAACTGATACGTATTCGGTTCATAAAAGAATCCAAGTTTTCCTCGATCATAGGCACACGTCTCAGCCATAAACCGAAAATGCACATCTCCTCGCCAGTATGTAAAAGGCATTACGGCAAATGCACACGCAGTAGGTTGATAGACATTTACGGAAACATCAGTCGAATACGGCATTTGTTGCGAGGTGACAGCTTGAAAATGAATAAGTGACATAGGAGCACTTGATGGTGACCAATCAAAGGCCTCCAAATAACTCCATCTATCCGCTAAAGATGAAACCACCATATCATCATCATTGTCACCACAAACACGCATATCAACAGAAACCTCCTGAAGTGGGTCAAGTACTATACGTTTGGCAGCAGAATTTCCGATACCGAGACTCTCATTCTCACCCTGACTGGGGATAACCGTATGAACTAATTCGTCCAAAACAGGCTTACTCCAACCAAGATGCGCAGAAAGAGAGGCAACGGAAGAAAATACCATCTGAGAAGCCTTTGCATAAGATCCAATAACTGGATGATTAACCAAGACTCCCGACATTGCTGCAACTGCACTACTG